TGACATGGCTAGTGTGGCATCAGGCAGCACGTTGCCCATTAAATACGCGTAATCAAACGGGCATGATGCTGCATCAGTGGCAATTAAATTCTGTAATCCTGAAAAATTCTCTATCATACAATTATTAAAGTTTAGCTTTGACGCATTAGTGCTTTGTGCTGATGCTAATTTTGTGATTATTGATAAGTTTTTGCCGGTCGCACCATCAGCAGTAAATATACCTAAAAACTTAACCCCGTCAGCATTAACTTCATTGGCATAGCCTGTCAGATTAAACAAAGGGTTAGCCATGAATAAATTACCCTTAAAATAAACCTCACCTAAGTTTATAGTTGTGTTATCTGGTGTTATAGAAAAGCCATAACTAGCGTTGTGTTTTGGTTGACCGTTATCAGTTATAACTAAACCGCCACCCAATGTGATATCACAATTACTATATTTATGCTCAGTAACCGCAGCATCACCACTAATTTCAACTCTGGATTGTGTTCGTGCTGATCCTATCCACCGACCACCGTGGATTTGAATTGTTAAATGACTGACTGAATTAGTAGAATAGTTACGACACAGCCCAAGGTATGTTTCGTATAAATAAGCGTTTGATATGTTTATTTCTCCGTGTGCTTTGTCTGTCAATCTAGCAACTAAATGAGTCACATCACAAACAGTATCAGTCACACTAAACGAACAGGAAAGCCCATCTGCATCGCTTCCTGTATCTATTTTGTTAGCTGACTGATCGTACTTATTACCCCAACCAAGAACAGCTCCTTTGTTTGGTGTGCCGAGGAACCAGCAATTGTCAATCTTAGTATCTATCTGATTTAGATTTGCCCTAACTTCAATAACAGAATACTGCATTTCAGTCGTTCCGGTTTCAAAGCTTTCACCGCTAATATAATGAAAGCCTATGTTTTCAAAGTATGATTGAGCGCCCTTTGTGACATTAGCCCAATGACCATAAATATAAACTTGTGAGTTTACCCCAGGCACACCTCCACTATCATGATAAAGAACTGATAGCATATGTGAACCACTACCCTCACCAAGAAGCCTTGTTCCTGATGTCATATTGAATGTAATTAATCCATCCTTTTTAGTGCTGTAAGCACCTTTAGGAAAGTATAGTGTGCTAGGACCGTAAAATGATGATGAGCTAGCTCCAGCGAATGACCCATAGCTTACAGAGACAGCAGCAGCATTTAACTTGTGAACATCTATTTCATTTGCAACACCATTAATACCAAACCATACAACACTGACCCTGCTCGGCGCTTTATTAGGTACAGCGTTATTTTTTCCGAATAAAAAAGGCGCATCTGTCTGAAAGATATTAGTAACATTTGTGCTTGTCCATTCAAATATATGTTGAGTGTACTCTGCAATAATTGGGCACAGTATCTTTATTGATTGCGCTTCAGCCTCTTGTGGCGTAACAACCCCCCCACTAGCAAAAGATTTTAGCCGACCACCATCAAACCTTAATTTATACTCACTAGAAAAAGTAAGCGCCTTGCACCCTATTACGCCCTTATTGAAAATCAACACGCTATCATCAAGACCAGCAGCAGCTAAACCTGAAAGCATAGAATTAACTAGTGTACTTTCATCAGTGCCATCTAATAAAAAACCAAAGTCTGAAATAAATATACCGTTTAGCGGAGTGGCAAACCCACCGTTAACAACCAGCCCTGATATAGAATTGAATTTCCATCTAGTGCCACCAGTACTTAATACTTTACCTGTCGGGAAATTAATTACACTTGCTTGCATTAACTCGACAGCATCAAACTCATAAGCTTGTGATAGGTCGTTTATTAATGCTTTATCGAGAAGTATATTATCAATACCAAGCAACGGCTTATACCATGTGATATCTATTTCAGTAAAGTTTACAGGGGCGGATACAAAGTCAATCTTACCCACTGTGTTGGTAGTGTAATCTGTCTGACCCCTAAGTCTAAGCCCGTCAACACGTACTTGAAATTCGAAAGGTGATGCGGCTACATCTGCTGGTGTATTAAATTGAGTTTGTACATTATCGCCGGCTTGTCGCGGTTGCTCTATAGGCGTAAATCCGTCAATATCATTTATAGAAAAACCAGAATCACGACTGTTGCCTTCATCGTCAAAAGTAACAATGTTATTTTCTGTCGCTAAATCCTGCTTATCCATTTTTTTAGATGAGTTCCGAGAAACATCGCGCTGTATTTGCTGATTTCCCATTACGGATAGGTCAAGCCCTCGCTCGTTTGTTTTTGCAGGGAATGGCCCGTACTCTTGATATTCAATTAATTGAGTTTCTGGTACTGTTCTATCAATACGAACATCGATACCGGAGCCAGGAGCGACATCAAATGTAACATCACCCCCTGAATCATCGCCAATACCGCTAATGGTAAAGCCAACGAACTGCTCAACATCATCAAAATATATAAATAAGTGATCTTCACTGTATGAAAGGAAATTGTAGGCAAAAGTAGTTACAGAGTTATTGCCTGTGTAGCTTATGGTGCTATTAGTGGTTTCGACTGTCATTTTATTAATCCTATTTTATTTTGTCAGGCATTACGTTTTTAATTGCTGCTTCTACTTGGTCATAACCGTGACGAAGTAACCAGTTGTTTTGCAGTGGCATTAATCGCCTTGCTGCTTTTGCTTTTTGTTCGCTTGTTGTCATGGTGTTTAATGGGTTTGCTTGCCAAATGTATTTTGCTGTTCCTGCACTTGGCCCTAGCTGAGCGCCAAATCCACCACGAGAAACAAACTTCCTGTCTTTGTCCATTATACCTGTTGGGTCTATTCCTGTAAAAGCGTATTGTCTGCGGTAAACTTCACCCAAATAACCAAGTAAGCCAGTGTGATTTATTGCATTCCATGTTTTATCTTTCACTGAGTCCTTTTCTGTACTTCTTCCCATTGATGCTGATTTAAGCTCATAAGCTGCATAACCTAGCATCATGTGAGTCATAATTTCCATCGTTGACCGTACTGAAGATTCTTGCAATAAAGGAAGCATAATTCTATTTGTTGCTGCCATGGCGAATGATTGAAACTGAAATACAGTTTTAGCTAACTCACCATCAAACATAATTGGAAGATCACCAGCGCCAGGGGTTGTTACTAAGAAACGGCTTTCTTTAACTGCTGCCGCTTCAATAGCCTCTTTTATGTGTACGTCAATATCCCATAAATCTATATTTAAATCATATAGACCACCGGTTTTGGTTGAATGCTGCTTGGCTTGTGTGGCCATTTCTCTAATCATGCCATCGTCAAAACCCAATTGATTAAGCTTTTTACCATCAGTTCCTTTTATTAAAGCCACTGCAACCCTGTCGCCGTATAAACTACCAGCTATTCCTTTACCAAAACTGTTCCAATGTTGAAAGCCCGTTAACTGTAATGACTTTGTGGCGATGGCTGATGCGTATTTATCCATCGTTGTCGCTGCAAACTGATCGTCAACCTGTGTAATCTCTTTAATTCTTACTGATTGCGTTTTCTCCATTGCTTGAGATAGTGCGCTCATTTGGTCGGTTGAAATTCCGCTTAACTTAATCGACTTAGCATTGAAGTTTTTAGCTAAAGCTTTAACGTACTTCGTCGACATGGTGTAAGTCATTTGTCGAGCTACATCAGGAATACTCGAAACCAATACATTACCGAGCATTGATGCTACGTTAAATGCTCTTGTGCTTCGTAATACGGATATTAAATTCTTTTCTAATGGCGTAGCTATGCTAGGTGGTGGTATCTCGTTCATTAAGCGCTTAGCCATCACGTTTAAATCTCTAATATCTGCGGCGTGACGTTTTTTAATTGCCTGTAATTGCTTGTCGAGCTTTTTAGTGTCGCCACCTTTAGCAATAGCATCAGTAATCTTTTCAGATTCAACCTTAACCTTGTCAAGCATTCTTGTTTCTAATTCGCCCAACTTATAAGTGCCAAACTTTTCAGACATGCGTGCTTTAGGTGCCATTGATCTCATGTAACCGTCCATCAATGCGCGCCAATCTTTAACCAGGTAATCATTTAAGTATTCATCACGAATATCAACACGCTCTTTCGTTTGGGTTGGTATTTTAGAGTTCGACTGATTAAAGTTAATATCGCCAACCGTCAAATTAATGTCACGGTTATATATTTCACGGCCAATTTCATCCCATTCCTCTTCGGTTTTGCGTGGTGGTACTGGCAACCCTTCCTCTACTGCTGCGGCTTCATATCTAATTTCGCGATCTTTTAATCCGTCAATCCATGCGCGCTGATAGCCTGTTGGGTTATTGCGAATGGCGTTTATATCCTTACGTCTAGTCATGTAACTTGCGGCTGTCTTTGTTTTAATTGGCTCGGGATCGCCGTCTTTATTTAACGTAAATGTACCTTCAACTTCTGCGGCTGCTGCACGATTCCATGTTTCATCAATGTGAACGCGTAATTCTTTAGCTGCTTGTTGTACGATGGCGTTATCTGAAACATCACCGTTACGCATAGCATCAGCTAATTGAAAGTTAAAGTCGTCTTTAGTGCCACCGGCTTTAATAAACTTGGACTCCATAGTTGAAACTTTTTGTTCGCTGATTCCGTATTTGGCGTAATCAAGATTAATTAAGCTCTCTACAGAGGTTGCATTAACTGCGTCACCTTCCAATCTAAATTGATGATCAACCATATCCTGAGCAGTACCGCGAATAATTGCGCTGTCACTTTGAAGTGTACGGCCAATAGGGGATGATTTAGTGGCAAATAATGTAATCTTAGTGAGTGGGTTAATAGTTTCCATGACCTTAGCGCCTTTAGATCCACCATAACTAGCCACTTCAGCAGCACCGACACTGCGAGGAACATCATCTTTTAAATGTGTACTTATCGCATCAGTAAAGACTTTTTTATCCGTCTTGGTTAAAGCGTGAATGCCAGCACCGAGCAATCCATCAGCAACAGCGCCAACACCAATGTTAAACATTGATTCCTCTAACGTTCGAGTTTCTTGCGTTGTATGCAAAGCTATTTCTTGAGCAGACGAGGCAATGACACCAATAGCCATTGATTCACCGGCAACTTTCCACATGTTCGCCTGACCATACCCAGGCAATAACATCATTGACAAGTTAATAGGGTCAGCGACACCAGCAGCAACACTAGCAGCAACACCAAGAGCGCCGCCGTTAGCAAGTGTAGTCTGGTTTCTAATTTCTCTATTAATGTTAGCTTTGATTGTGGCCGTTGTTTGCGGGTTAAATGAATCACTAAAAGAATCGGCATATTTTTCATAACCGTCAATATCAGATTTATCATTATCATCCTTAGCAAAAGGTGAGTAACCATCAATGTCAGGAACGTCAGGTCGAGGCGTTGAAGCTACCCAAGCTGATACGCTATTGGTTTCTTCAAATGCTGCGGTCCATGTTTCCAATGTGCTAGGCTCAATCGATGCCACTTCTTCATTGCGCTTATCATACTTATCATAATTAGCTTTTTCTTGTGTGGCCCACTCGGTTTGGTCTTGTAAGTATGACCGAGTATAGTTAGGTTTAGATACAGTCTGCCCAGGGTTAAGCACAGTTTCACCGCTAGGTTCTGCACTGGGCTTAGACTCTGCCTTTTGATCGCCTACAAATATTTTCACAGATTAACCCCTGTTTTCTTATCACGTTCTGCTTTTCTAATTACAGTCTTTCTTGCTTCTTCTTCTTTGTGCGCTTTTATTTTAGCCTTTTTAGCTTCTATTGCTTCTCGCTCTTTGAGAGCATCATCAAGAATTTTCTTCTGCTTAGTTTCCTGTTCTTTAGCTTGCGTGTCTTTAATCGCTTGGGAGTCATATTCATACCTTGGTAGTATATCAATATTACCATCACCTAAATCTTTATAGGCCATGTAAGAAACTTTATTACCGAGCATAACTTGATTCTCGGTAAGTTGGTCAGATTGAATTATAACATCATCACCCAATTGTTTTTTGATTTGCTTTCTTACTAGCTCATCAGGCTCTTGCGGCATGAACGGCAATACTTGATCGCTACCATTTATAGTGGTTGGCTTGTACTTGCCTTTGATTGTATTAAATGCCATTTTTCTAGCCACATCAATATCAAAGCCTGTTTTAGCGAGGTTAGCCTCAGTTAATGCGCCAAACTCTGCCGCCATAAATACCGGCGTATCTGGTGTACTGAACCAACCACCAAAAGCATCCTTGTACATTGACGCAAGTGCTTCTGTGCTTTCATCCGTATTATCTCGACCTGATACCATAGCCTTACGTGTTTCTATTTGTGCAGGAGATAATGATTCATTTAACGCCAATGACTCTAAAGCTTGCCCTGAAGTCATACCTAAATCTATATAAGCTGCGACTTGTTGAACTCTTGGAGCCTTAACACCCATCATAGCAACAGGGTTAGTTTCATTAAGAATGTTATATTGTTGTGCTGCACTCGTTAGGTTTTCGCCACCGGTAATGTTGGCCATATTAAAGGCGTTATTTACAGCAGGAGGTAATACATTATATTTTTGCACTACTTGTTGTGTAGCTGCCCAAGGGT